GACCACTACAACATCAACCTGCTGATCAAAGGCTATATCGAAAAACACCGTTTAGTGGAGGCTGCGTGATGACGACTAACACCAAACAATTTTCTAACTACCTGGGCACTGATGCCAACGGCAATATGCGTATGCGCCTTGGCCCTCATGTCTATGTACGCATCGGCCACCGCTTCTACATCGAACGCGATGATGGCCTTGAGCTGGTCACTCTTGAAACACACGTTGCCCGCCCGTGGATCATGAGCAATTTTGAACGTGAAGCTGCTTATCAGCGTCGTAAAACTTTGGCTCAGGCATTACAGGCATCACACATCCCATCCTACGAGCGCAAAGCATATAAGCGTCGTATGGGTTGGGCTAGATAAGGAGATCAGTCATGGCTTTACCAATTATTACTGCAGATCAGGTTTTAAATGTGAGCGCCATCATCACTTACATTTACGCCGATCCTGGTCTGGGCAAAACATCACTTGGCTTTACTGCAGACAAAGCAATCTCGTTTGACTTCGATCGTGGTGCTCACCGTACTGGTGAGCTGCGTCGCGGTGCTGTGGTGCAGGTCCAGCAATGGGCAGATGTGACTAACCTCACCCCACAAGACTTGGCACCGTACAACACTGTGGTGATTGATACCGTGGGCGCGATGCTGGAAAGCATCAAAACCCATCTGCTGCTGACGGCCAACAACCGCCAGAAAGATGGTGCTTTAAAACTGAAAGCCCAGGGCTTGGCTAACCAGACCTTTAAGAACTACATCAACATGCTGATCAGCCTGGGGAAAGATGTCGTGTTTATTGCTCACGCTTCAGAAGATCAAAACGGCGATCAGATTATCTATCGTCCAGATCTGGGCGGTAAAAACCGAAATGAGCTGTACCGCATTGCGGACATCATGGGCTATTTGACCACTGTCACTACCGGTGAAGGCAAGAATGCCCGGGTAATCAGCTTTCGACCGTCGCCGACTCACCACGCCAAAAATTCAGGCGCCTTAGGTGGTGATACCGGTGAAGTGTGGGTGCCAGACCTGAAAGATCATCCGCAATTTTTAGCGGATCTAATTCAGCAGGCCAAAGACCATATCAACACACTTACCCCTGCCCAGTTGGCCGCGGCAAAAGCCAATGAGGAACTTGAAAACTGGAAGCAAAGCTGTGCTGAAGCTCAGTATGCAAGTGACTTAAACCAGCTGACTGAAGCGCTTGATGACACGCATCTAAATTACAAGGCTATGCGTGCCGAATTGGTCCAGCGCGCAAAAGAACTGGGGTGCACGTTTGATAAGCAGCGCAACGCCTGGATTGATCCACCGGAATTTAACGGACTGAATGATCAGCAGCTGGCAGATCTGCAGGGCTTTATTGATGAACGCGGTCTGGACACTAAAACCGTTTGTGAATACCTGGGCTTGGATGCTTTAGCTGAAATCGAAGCTCAAAAACTACCAGCAGTAAAAAAAGACATTGAAAAATTAGCGAAAGAAATGGTGAACGCATGAATATTCTAAATAGCAAAGAAGCTTTTGACGCAATGATGGCTGGTCGAAATATCATGTGCCGCGCTGTTGGTGAATTAATGGATTTTGATGATCTGTCTCAGTTCCCTGCTACGATTTTCGCTATGCCAGGCTATGAGTTCTGTATCAAGGTTGAGACCATGGAGTTGGCTGGTATTACATTTGCTAAGCCTCTCAAACTTGAGGAAGTTCGTGAAGGTCAAGATGTATATGTCATCAACACTTATGGCTCATCTATCTACGTTGTTGAATTTGGCAAGATGACTTGTACAGCATTAATAGAATCTATTAATAACGGATTTGCCCAGCATGATGCTGAAAATGCAAAGCTTCAATTGCAAGCAATATCTAAAGCGTTAGGCCGTGAGAAAACTGGTGATTGTCTGGTTGTACGTCTCGGTGATGAAGAAAAACCCAAAAAGAAACGTTCAACCAAAGCCAAGAATGATGCTGATCAGCTAAATACTCCGGCTGACTCTAATACCACTGTTGCAAATATTGAAAAACAGCCTGAGCTAGAAGTAGTTCAACCTATCGAAGTTGCAGTACAAGATCCGTCTGTTACTACTGAAGTTACAGTTGCTGAGGCTAATGAACTTGATGAAACAGATCCAGCTATTCTGAAAGTTATCGAAGCTATTAATAAATGCAATTCAGATTATGAGCTGCAAGGTGTTGAACGCAATCTTGATAGCAACAAGTACAAGCTAGTTGAAGTCGAATACGAGCAGCTCAAACAGCGTATTAATGAAAAACGTGAAGACTTGAATGCTGTTGGTAAACCAGCTGTGACTGAAACCATTGCACCTGAAACTCCTGCAGATTCAAGTGCTCAATATAATGTTTGCAGTGATGAATTAAGTATTGAAGAGCTGAAGAAACTACAGGAAGAAGCTGAAAATATCGTTGCTGGAAAACAGCCAGAGCCAGAATCTGATGGTGGCGAGCCAAGCCAGCCGACCGACATGCTCTATACCAAAAAGAAAGAAACCCTTATTAATCGCATTTATGAAATGGATAGTGTGGAAGCCCTTGAACGTCTTGCCCCTGCCATTCCAGCAGCGAAATTAACCCCGGAAGATCACCAGGCTGTTCTGCAGATCTACGCACAACATAAACAAGCTATGGAGCAGGTCGCATGAAAAAGGTGGTCAAGCCACGTAATGCCCTGGCATTCCGAATCTGGTTTGAAAAATTAGGATACGTCGTCCGAATCACTGGTCAAGGCTTTGTTGCCAACACCAGTGACCGCCAAATCAAGAAACGCCATCACCATGTTTTGGTGACGGCGGATCTGGGCGGCAACCAAGCAGCTTTCGAGCTCGGACAAGAATTTGAAAATCATTTAATTAGCGTTGATTTAAAGGTGGCCTGATGAGTTCTGCAGCCGAAATTAAAAGACAACATGAGCAAACAGCTCTACAAAAATCAAAAGACAAAGTGGTCGAAGCTTTGCGCAATGATCCGATGGGTTTGTCCGTCAACCAATTGATGGGCGTATGTCGCCTGAGCATTAAAACCGTTAAGAACATCCTGTCTGCAATTGATGTTCGTGAAGAAGACGGCGTTTATTTTCTGGCAGATGCCCCGCGTCCTGTTATTGATCTGCAGCCGCAACCTGTACCCGTGGCCAAAACTGCAGAAACAACAGAATCTGCTGTCCCAACCAAGGCGGTTAAAGATATCCAGGTTGATCTGCTGGCCATTCTGCAAGATCACCCGGATGGCCTGTTCTTCAGCTCAATCAAAGAACATCTGCAGATCACGGATAAGCAATTTTCAAAGGCCTTGTACAACCTGCGCAGATACCATCAGATTGAGCGTACTGGTAGCTTGGGCAACTTTCACTATCAATTAATTCAAGCTGAANATACAAATGGAAACTCAAGAAACACCTGTAGCAACTGAGCAAAACAGCTCTGAACCATTCTTTTTGCCGTTGAATGAACTTAAAGAGCAGATTGAAACTGTGGTCAAACGTAAAAGCCAGTTGACGATTCATGAAGAGCAGCTGGGCAGCTTACTTGCCGATCTGTTTAATCTGAACACAGTGAAATTCTGTGTCGAAGGTGGTCGTTTCGTTGGTGTTCATTTGTCTGAAGAAGTGGTGGCGTGATGGATATTCAGAAAGAAAGAGAAGCGTTTGAAAAATTACCTGCTGTTGCAGAGCTAATCAAGACCAATAATGTTTGGTGGTCTGATGTGCATGGCGATTACTTTGGCTCAGATCATGAGCTTGTTTGTTGGATAGATGGAGCATGGGCAGTATGGCAAGCCAAAGCCCAAGCGGTGCCGGAAGGGCTTGTTCTAGTTAAGAAAGTTCACCCCGATGCCATAGTACATAATCAAGGACTTGGTCTTTTTAAGGAATGCCAGGTTATTTATGGCTGGGATGGCAAATCCAAAGACTTTAAGGATGCTTTGAATAAGGGATTTTATCACGGGGTTAAGTTGGGCGCTAAAGCCGTATTGGAAACCGCCATGATCGAAGCACAGGAGCAAACCAATGACAAATAAGCCTATGCTGGTTATAAACCACATCGAACCTGTTGGCTTGATTGCAGAAAGCGGATCAGAGTTAGCAAAAGCGTTTAGCAATACTTATTTCAACCAAGCAGCAAATGAAATTGCTGATCAAAATGAGATTGAAG